GAGGTGAACCTTGGCTCCTAAATCTCCTGACATCACGGATTACGACGACCCGACGAACAGCGGCAGCCGCTGGTATGTCGGCTACAACTGGTCGCCGTACACGTCGTCCCCGAGACCCGTCTACGTGGATTCACGCAAGGCGGCCGAGGACTTCTACTACCAGATGGACCCGAATCAGAAGGCCCGGATCAACGAGGCCGCCTCAATGGAGGCGGGCTACAAGGTGCCGGACTCCTACAATCGGAGCCAATGGGTCAAGGCCGTCACTATCGCTCAGGGTGAATCTCGGCGTCTTGGCGTGCAGGTCTCGCCGTGGGACGTCATCGACCAGATTGCGACCGGCCAGCGCGGCTCGGGTGGCTTCGACGGCTCTAGCGGGTCAGGGTCCGGGGCTGGGCGTGCCTACTCAGGTCCGGTCTCGCAGGTCACGAACATGTCAGACATCGACATTCGCCGCGTGGCGAATGAGTATTCGATGGCGGCTGTCGGCCGTGAGGTGACGGACGAGGAGTTTGCTCGGATCAAGTCCCGTGTCCAGCGGGCAGAGGAACGCAACCCGACCCGCACTGAGGGCAAGGGTGCGAAGCGTCGCACGGTGTCCGGCCTGTCGGCGGAGACGCGTAGCCAGATCATTCAGGACGTGACGACGAACCTTGTCACGAAGGGTCTTGATTCGACTGGTGACTTGCAGGCGGATGCTCGGGAGAACGCTGAGGCGTTGCGGGCTTGGGTTCGCTCTAACGGGCTGGACATGGGTGAGCAGGCGATCTCCGGGTATGTGCGTCGGATTCTCAAGGGCGACACGACACTGGATGACGTGAAGTCTGATCTGCGTCGCACCTACATGCAGGGCATGTTTCCGGCGTGGGCGGACAAGATCAACGCCGGGGAGGATCCGGCTGATTTTCTTGCACCATATGTGTCTCGGGTTCAGCAGTTGCTTGAGGACGAGAACATTGACTTGAACGATTCGCTGGTGAAGAAGGCGACACAGTTCGTGGGTGATGACGGGAAGCCGCGGATGTTGCCGTTGTATGAGGTGGAGCGGTTGGCGCGGAAGGATCCGCGCTGGCAGTACACGAGCAACGCTTTGGACTTGTATTCGCGTGTGGGTGACGGCATCTTGCGTACGTTTGGAATGAGGTAGACGGTGGCTCCGAGAAAGAGGAACACTCCTGCGGCGCCTCAGATTGCCACGTTCAATCCTGCGGCCGCGGCAGCAGCGGCTGAGTCGGCGGCTGCTGGCGCTCGGGCCTTGCAGCAGGTCGCGGCACGCAGTGCAGCGATGGACGCAAATGCGGCAGCGGTTGCACGGGCGCAGCAGGCGGCCGCTCAGGGCAGGGTTTCTCTCGGTAACAAGGTCGGAACCCTTGACGGTTCAGTCCCTGTTTCGGACACGCTGCGGATGGATCAGGCGGCACAGATTGCTAGGGACGCTGGCCTGATTTCAGCGCCGGCTGCTGGCGATGCCGAGGATCCGTTCTTTGCCGAGCAGCGCCGCCAGAACCGCATCTCCGCCGTCGCCTACCTGCGTGGCCTCCTCGACCAGTACGGGCTGGGGGAGTTGGCTGGCAGTGTCGAGAGCCTTGTCGACCAGTACCAGTCGAACGTGAACGCCATCGCAGAGGGGCTGCGCCAGACGCAGCAGTACAAGGACCGGTTCAAGGGATTGATCGCGCTCCGCAACAAGGGCGTTACGGACATCGCCAATGAGGGCCAGTACCTTGACCTTGAGACGAACTACCGTCGCGCCTTCCAAGACGCCGGCATCGGCGGCTACATCGGCACACCGGGATCCGTTGCGGAACGTGACGCAATCGCTGACCTTGTCGGCAAGTACAGCGTCAGTGTGGACGAAGTGAAGACCCGCATCGCGGATGCCGCCCGTGTCGTCAACAGTACCGCTCGTGAAGTCAAGGATGCGTTCCGTGACTTCTACGGTGCCACCGATAACGACATTATTGCTATGAGTCTTCTCCCGGAGCGGGCCACGGCTGAGATCAACCGGCGTGCGAACGCCGCCACTCTCGCTGGTATCGCCCGCCAGTCCGGCCTGAACCTCGGTTCCGGTGCAGCGGAGCGGGTCGCTGACCTGTCCGGTGACAGTGACATGAGCATGGACTTCGCGTTGAGGGCCGCCGCTGACACCCGTCAAGTGGCAGACGCGACGCAGCGTCTGGCGAACATTGAGCAGTCGCTCCTGTCTGATGACGAGACATTGTTGTCCACGACTGGCATCGACGAGGGTGCCCGCAGGAAGGTGCGTGGCTTGCAGTCCCGTGAGCGTGGCCGTTTCAGTGGCGCGACCGCGTTCGGCACCGGCTCGCTCAGCACCGCCACCGGCGTCTAGCAGACGCCCCACATTCCCCGATCGGACCGACCGGCCCCGACGGAGTTACAAGACCGGTAGCCGCAGCCGCGCACCCTTCCCCGAGTGTGCGCGTGGGCGGCGACGTTCACCTATCAAGGTAGTTGGGAGTAATCATGGCAGATCAGTACGACTGGGAAGACGACGACACCGATTTCGAGGACGCTCAGGGCGGTGGGTCGAACGCACTCAAGGAACTGCGGAAGGCCAACAGGGCCAAGGAGAAGCAGTTGCGGGAACTGCAGGAGCAGTACCAGCAGATGCAGAGGCAGTTGCGTGAGCGTGCAGTCAAGGACGTGCTGGAAGCCCGCGGGTTGAACCCGAAGATCGCGAAGTTCGTGCCTTCCGACATCACCGACGCCGAGCAGGTGTCCGCGTGGGTGGAGGAGTACGCCGACGTGTTCTCGGGTCAGCCGCAGCAGCAGGCACCACAGCAGGAGGCTTCGGCTCCTGTGACGCCGCCGGATGCGGCGGCGTTGAACCGGATCAGTGCGACTCAGACGACGGGCCAGCCGTTCTCGAACGACCCCGACCAGTTGGCGGGGCGGATCTTGAACGCGCAGTCACCGGAGGAGTTGAACCAGATCCTGTTCGGCAACACCGCAGGCCCGAACGCCTACTAGGCGTGCCTGCATGACAACTCATCACAACAACACACCTTGAAGGAGGTGAACACGAAATATGCCTAACGCATACACCGATACCTCGGCTCTTGGCGGTCTCGTCAAGGCAGCGTACGACCGGTACGTCGAGTTCCAGTTGCGTTCGCAGCCGCTGTTCCGCAACCTCGCGGACAAGCGGCCGGTGCAGCAGGCGATGCCGGGTTCCTCGGTCGTGTTCTCGCTGTATCAGGATCTCGCCGCGCAGACGGCAACCCTGACGGAGACCACTGACCCGGATGCCGTCGCCCTGTCGGACGTGACGACCGTCAGCGTGACGCTGAACGAGTACGGCAACGTCGTCCTGCAGACGAAGAAGTTGGGTGAGTTCGCGTTCTCGGACGTGGACCCCGCCGTGGCGAACATCATCGCGTTCAACATGGCCGACTCGATCGACAAGATCGTTGTCAACGTTCTTCGTGCCGGCAACAACGTTGAGTTCGCTGGCTCGGCGACGGCCACCTCGGCTGTCACCGCCGCCATGACGATCTCCTCCGCTGACGTCCGTAAGGTCGTCGCGAAGTTGCGTGGCGCGAACGCTGTCCCGCGTGAGGGCATGCTGTACGCCGCCTACATCCACCCGGATGTTGCGTTCGATCTCCGTGCGGAGACCGGCGCGAACGCGTTCGAGGACATCCGCAAGTACACCGATCCGAACGTTGGGGCGATCCTCAACCAGACGACCGGTGTTCTTGGTGGTGCCTACTTCGTTGAGACGCCTCGTGCGTACAAGGCGAACGATGGTGCTTCCTCGGCGACGGTGTACCGGACGATCATCGCCGGCCAGCAGGCGCTCGCTGAGGCGACCGCTGTTGAGCCCGGTGTCGTGATCGGCCCGGTCGTCGACAAGTTGATGCGCTTCCGCCCGATCGGGTGGTACTCGTTGCAGGGCTGGGCTCGCTACCGCGAGGCCGCGCTCTACCGCATCGAGTCCGGTAGCAGCATCGCCTAACTGAATACCTAAGCCGTGTGCGGCCCCTGCCCTTCGGGGCGGGGGCCGTGCCGGTGAGGAGTGGATGATGGCTTGGTATTTCCAGCCCCCGCAATATGAGTTGAAGCCGGTGAACACGCACCGGCTCCTCACGTTCTACGAGTTTCCAAACTCTTTCTCGGTGATCAAGTACGTCGACGGGACGTATCAGACGATCCTGTCGCCTTCGATCACCCAGTACAACGACCCGAGCACGGCGTTCATCTATCAGGGTGGGCACGTGTACGAGATCACCGCTGAGGAGGCCGCGGCCTTGACGGCGGCCGGCTATCAACCGTACGAGGAGAACTAAGTGGCGGACAACCTGCCGAACACGATCGAGAATCAGGTGCTCGACGCCCTCGTCGGCGTGGCCGCCTACTCGGTGACGACCCCGATCCGGCTTGCTTTGATGACATCGAACGGCAACGACTCGACTCCGGGCACGGAGGTGACGGGTGGGTCGTATGCCCGTCAGACGATCACATTCAATGCCGCCTCCGGTGGGTCGATGACGAACGATTCGGTCATCAACTTCACGGGGATGCCGGCTTGCACGGTCGTCGGGATTGAGATTTACGACAATGCGGGTTCACCGAAGCGGATCTGGTACGGCCCGCTGCAGTCGAACAAGACGGTCGCCTCAGGGGACACCCTGCAGTTTGGGGCGTCATCGATCACGCTGACGATTTCCTGACCTGATGGCGGGCGTTGTCTCGCCCGTCGTCGCCCTGCTGGGCATCCCGTCGCAGTTCAGCGCGGATGCCGCGCTGTCGGGCGAGTCCGGGCTCACCGCTACGGCGGTGTACGTGCAACTTGCGGGGTCGTCCCTGTCTGGGGAGTCGGACCTCGCCGCGTCGGCTACCGGGGTCGGGGTCGCGGCTGCTTCCCTGAGCGGCGACACGGACCTCACTGCCGCCCCCACGCAGGTCCATGTGACATTGAGCAGCCTGTCCGGGGACGGGAACCTGACGGCGGTCGGAACGTCCGTCCTCGTGGCTTCTGGGGCGTTCTCGGGCGAGTCGGGTCTGGTCGCTGGGGCGACCCTCGTCCAACTGCTGACAGCCGCCCTAGAGGCGGCGTCGGACCTTACGGCGTCCGGCACGACCGTGCAGTTGGGGTCCGCGTCACTGGACGCGGAGTCGGACCTGACGGCGGTCGGCGGGATCATCTACGTCGGCACCGCGGACTTGTCCGCGGACACGGACCTGACCACATCCGCGCACTTCTTGATCCCCGCTGGGATCGCTGACCTGTCTGCGCTCGCGGACTTGACCGCAGACACCTTGCCGATCTACCGGCTGCTGGACCCGGAAACACAGCAGCAGTACACGACGAACATTCTGATCGGCCGCTACCTCATGGATGTGGGGCAGACGGTGCTGATCAAGGACAACGTGGTGACGGTGGTGGAGACGCCACTGGATGTGGAGATCAAGGACGCGGATTACGCGTTCTTGGGTGGCCGCAACTATCAACTTTCCGAGGCTGAGTATCAAGCGTTCGTGGCCGCTGGCCGTGCTGATCTTGTGGAGGTCGTGCCCTGATGTGCCGTAGTGGCTGCAAGTCGAAGGATCACGGGTCGTATGCGGAGTGCCTGCAGGCGGCGAATGTGACGGTGTCTGCTCTGGCAGTGTCGCCGTTCAAGAGCGCGTACGAGAAGACGCAGCAGGATTTGCGGGCGTATGCGACGGCGCGGGCGAATGGTATCCAGCCGACGGGGACAACGGTGGAAGCGGTTCGTCAGGCGGAGGCAGCGAGCAAGCATCTGGGTCGGGCGTATGACGCGAACACGATGCCGCCGGCGAAGTTCATCACATCGAAGAAGGCGGCGCAGTTTGTGGGGTCTGAGTGAGTACGTT